GTTCTGGTGTAAACAATGGTGTTGTTGTTTGTATAATCCAACTCTTCCATTTAGGTTCTGTTATTATTTGATTTTCATACATTATATTACCCCTCTATTTTTTATTGGATCGTATCCTACATCCATGTTGGCTGCTAGTGTTCTTCTATATCCTGGTGCGTTAAAAGGATAAACACAGTGTCTCATATCATATGGAAAAATATAAAAATCTCTTTCTTTAACATTAGGTGAATAATCTACGTGTGCAAATTGTCCGCTAGATGTGCCTAATATTTGTAATCTTCCATTCATAGGAGCGTCACCTGCAGAATATTCTTCTCCAAAAGATTCTGGTAATTTTAAAATCATAACACTAGATAACCCTGTGTACATTGATCCTTGGTGTACATGCACTGGGTTGTATTCGTGTTGTTTCATTTCATTTACCCAAATAGAATTAAGATGTAATTTAAAATCTTTTATTTTATTCCAATTTAAATAATGAACAAACATAGATTGAAACCAATCTAAAACATTGTGTGTTAATAAATTGTGATTATGCATTTTATCATTTTCTTCACCATTAAAAAATAAACTATGTTCATTTTGTATTTTACCAACTAATTGTTTATTTGCGGGTGGTAATTGTGAAAACTTCGTTTCATAAATATGATTAATGGTATTATAAATGTCTAAAGGCACCTGATATTTTAAAACAGATTGCCCTAAAAAAACAAAATCAAAATTTAATGTGTCCATACTTTTGTTT